AAATGTTCTTTGATCGTTTTAGCACATTCTCTTTGTACTTCACGGACTGCTTCATTTGCCTTGATACTATCTAACCAATCACTGCATGTGTCAGCACGATGATTGATAATATCGGCACATTCCCTCACAATCAACTCGGCAAATTTTTCTTTATCAAAAATCCAACCTTCACCACTGTTAGATGTTGGCTCAATATAAGTTGTAGCCTGTTCAGCAAGTTCTTTAATTCGTTCGTTCACAGTTTTTCTCCGATTGCAAATCCACGGAAGCCTTTAAAGCGAGGGAAACGCAGACTATAAGTACCGTCTTGATTCTGTGTTATTGCATCTGCGCGAACTTCTGTGACCATGCCCAACAACTTGTTTTTATTAATCCAATAGTTGTCACGATGTTCGTCAGTAAACCCGCTGCCTACATTAACAATAATTTTCTTCTGATCGTCTACACCCTCGCAAACCAAAGCACCTAGCTTGCCTATGTTTTTGCCTGTGCCTTCTTCTACTGCAACAACATTCAGACTGACTTCGATAAACGGTTTAAGTTTAAGCCACGCCACTGAACGCTTGCATTCATAACCAGCATCGGGATCTTTAATCATAATGCCTTCGTAGCCGCCGTCAACTGCCTGTGCGTTAATTTCTTTGAATCGGGCCTGTCCTTGTTCAGTATCCAACTCAACCAGTTCATTGGATAGAACAGTGACATTGGGCATTAAATGTTGACGCTTAGTAACCCAGTTTTGTACCATTTCACTGCGATGTGCCTGTTTACGATTCCAATGTCCTTGTTCAAAATTTGCCAAAGGCAAAATATCGAATAGGTTTAACATAGCATCGTTGGCTTGTACATTTTCTTTACGATGCACTTGCCGCATCAAGTCTTGAAAACTACTGGACATAATCTCACCATCTAGCACCATTGGTTCTTCGCCATCGGTGAATGCCGCCGCAATTTGTTCTGCTATGTGAGGAAAGTTAACCAGCTCTTTACCGTTGCGACTGAATTGATCCACACGGCCATCAGGATACACAATAGTGATAACGCGAACGCCATCAAGTTTGACTTCGATAAGTTTTTGTCCAGTGACCTTGCTTTCATGATTGGCACTGTCGTGCGCTAGCTGGCAACTAAACACCGGAACGGCATAGTCTGGCCATTTCTTCTCTACAACTTTGTTCACAGTTTTCTCACTGACGCCGCAACGCAGGTCCTTGATAAGGATACGACGATACCATCCGTTCCATTGACGAACAGTGGCTCGATTCATTAATTCGACCACAGTGTCTCTGGCAGCATTACCGGTGACTGAGCGATTAATAAAACCATCAATAACGAAAACAAAACTATCCCAATCCAAGCCAGGACCATCCGCATCTTTTTTCTCCGGAATTTGTTTGAGTCCAAAAGTAATCATAGGATCTAGGGCTAATCGGAATCCTTGAAAAAGCTCATCATTGCCTTGTTCAGCTTGAAAAAGAATAATAGCTTCTTTATTAAGCCGGCTGGGATGATCTTCGAGGCTGGCAATAACACTATGGCAGGGATCAGTCATTTAATTTCCTTTTGAATTTGATCGGCATGTTTGCACTTGCCATGATATTTGTAACCGGTACAGCTACATTGTAGCATATTGTCCGCCATTCGAACAACATATTTGTCACCTTTACTGCCAGTGACGGTCCATTTTTGTTCGACTGTGTCTTCTTTAATTTTATAGTTAAATGTATTTTTGACAGGAACAAACGTTCGGCCCCGGGTGCTAATTCGAATCGGGTTTTTAAACGTAAACGCAGATTTTTCGCCTGCTTTAATAAAAGCATACATTTTGCTTTTGCTGTCGTCTAGCAAGTAGATGCCATTGGGGACAGCATCTTTCCATTTAGTAGTTTCTTGGAAGAATTGCATGGTTGTAGCCTGTTGTATGCTTCTGTGTGTATTATACTGTCAAAGTCGGAATCGATCAAGCACCGTGCGGGCATCGGTCAGTGGCATTTCTGCCACAAGCTCGTCCATTGCTTCGATTAGGACCAGTCTTTGCAGACACAAAGCTTCTGCCTGCTCGTTGGGTTCCAAGGTCTCCAGGAACTCATCAAAGTCTTCCATAGTGTCGCAGGCCCACATCTCGTCCAGCATGGCCACCTGTGTCTCAGTCAGCCCGTTGATAGAAATCATTAAAATTCTCCCATGATGATTAATGCAATACCCATAATCAGGATGGGCATGAGCACGATAGTTAGATTGACTAAGGTCTGCAGGATTACCATGCCAACTCCTTTGAGGGGTATGTGATCCGGCCTTCGTAGTCCAACTGACTCTGCTCAAACTCTGTGAGGTAGTCGTCAGCCACCACACGGAAGTCAATGATGCTTTTGCGGAAGTGATCGTTGTAGCATTCAATCTGCCCACGCACACCCATCATTACAGCAGTGGTATGGGCAGTGTTGCCTGCCTTGAAATTCTTGACCACATAGTCGTTGCCGCCCTTGGCTTTCCAGTACTGCGGGCACTCGCCAACGCCGTCCCAGTCGTGAGCGCCGTAGTTCTCGTACACTTGGGTAGTAATCAACAGCTTCGACATAGTGTGCTCCTTAGAGTTTAGTGATGATCCAGCACTTGATAGCGAAGATTGCCGCTACGATCAGTGTGGTTACGATAATTTCAGTTCCTGTCATTGTGTGCTCCTTGCTGTCTATGTATGTATTATAGCAAAATTGGTAATATTCGTCAACCAAAAATAGCCCCATTATGGGGCTATTTCACTAGTACTAAAGTATTAAGATTGTACTACTCTTGCCACGCTGGTAATTACACTGGCAATTCGCCCAATATCTCGTAGCTGTTCTACATTGTAACCCATTTTCTTTAAACCATCGTAGTGTGCTTTTACACAGAAATGGCACTTGCCCACAATACTTGCCGCCAACGAATATGCTTCAAACCGTTCTTTAGTTGTGCCGCCGTGACTGGCAATAGCGTTCATACGCAACTGTGCAGGCAAGCCTTTGAGTTGTTCATCGTCGGCCATTTCAACGAATGGGTACCATACGTTGTTTTGCGACATTAAAGCCGCGGCGGTCAATGCTGCATTGGTTTCAGTTTTGTTAGCAATTTGGCTTTCCATCCAAGTCCATAATTTGCTATTTCCTGTTGCAAACGCGGCTGCTAGTGCAACTGCTTCTGCTTCCTCTACTGGCAGTGATGAACGCTTGATTACGGCATCCATGTTTAATTTTGTATCCTTTGCATAGTCAGGGATACTGTTTTCTTTTAATGCGTCTACCCATGTTGTCATCGTGTTTGTTCCCCTAAAATTTTATACCCTCTGCCCGTGGGATGAACACCGTCCCCACTCATGTGGTCTTTGGGTCGAGGAAGAATTGTATCTCCGTATTCTTGTGCAATTTTTACTATAGCATCATGAGGAATAGGTTTACGCTCTTTGCCTGGATCAATCCAAAACACACGGCTACCGTTAACTGCTTCGCGCATTTTACGCAATTCTTGTTCAGTCTTTACACCTTTGTGGTCATTGGCACCAAGACTGATAATAACAGTTTTTGCAGGTTGGCTAGCGGCTTTGGTCAAGTAGTCCTTGTTCCATTGCCAACTATTCCAACCGCCTCGAGCATAGCTTACACATTCTTTACGAGCCATAGCAGTGCCCACAGCAATACTATCTCCAATAATCATACATTCTAACATATCAATATTTCCCCGACGCCAATACAATTTGGCAAATATGTTCTAATCGTTCAATGTGTTCAAATGCACGCCATGGACTGGTATCAATGGCAACTACACCGTGTCCTTTAATGCCTACAATGTCATAGGCAATATTACCTTTACTATCTAGTTCAAGGTGATGGTGGCATTTATCTGCCAGTTCTTGACTGATAGGAGGCACGTCACCTACATTATGCGCCACCCGAGTATAACGATTAAGTTCTGGAAATGCACCACTAATAGTGCTTAAATCAATCCCGGCATGCATGGCAGCAATACAGTAAGTGGGATGTAAATGAACTACTACTCTCACATCATTACTGTGTTGGCCTAGTGCTTGTTGTAGTCCAAAGTGCAAGGGGATCTCACCACTAGGTTTTAAGTTAGCACTGATATCAGTATAAACATCTTCTTCCCAAGATTTGGTCAAAAATGGAGGGGCGGCACTGATATGATCAACCAACTTGATCTTCTTGAACTGATCTGGTTGCATGGTCTGCTTACGAACGCCGCTGGGTGTGATATAAAAGTGATCACGGTCATGATGACGAATACTTACATTGCCATCACGACTGGTAATCCAGTTGCGTCTATATGCTTCGTCTAAGGTGTCGCATATAGTTTCTAACATTACAGGGTGTCTCCGCCTACTGTGCGGTTACAAGCACATAGTTCGCCAGTTTGAAGACCATCTAATACACGAAGTGTTTCTTCTGGGCTACGACCAACGTTCAGGTTGTTGACAGTTACGTGTTGGATAACGTTGTCTGGGTCAACGATGAATGTTGCACGAAGAGCGGCGCCTGCTGGAGCATAGAACACGCCCAGTTGATCAATTAATGATTTGTCCCATTCACGTTGAGTGTCAGCAAATTGAATATGTTTAATCTTAGCAAGATCTGGATGCGCTTTTTGCCATGCTAGTTTACAGAACTCATTGTCTGTGCTACCTGTTAGTAATACTGCATCACGGTCAGCAAAGTCTTGGAACAACTTATCATACGCAACAATTTCTGTAGGGCATACGAATGTGAAGTCCTTGGGATAGTAAACGATCACTTTCCACTTTCCTTCGAAAGATTTTTCTGTAATATCAAAGAATTGATCGCTACCTGGATTCACCCCAGTAACTACAAATGACTCTAATTTATCACCAACTGTTTTCATATTTTTCTCCTTTGCGTGTAAATAAAAAAATTTTGATATCTAATCAGTAATTATACACGTATGAATTAAATTTTTAAATATTTTTGGTGAAATTACTAAATTTTTGCGATTTAAATCCTACACCCAAGATACAGCCCCACTCTTTTCCAAACTGTACTAAAGTAAAGGAATTAGTTTTGGGATTAACAAACAACGCATAATCACTTTTGGAATCTTCGTCTTTTCCAGTCCAAATAGGTTGTTCCTTTATCTCAGAATCAATCAATGATTTAAAGATTAATTCTACAGGACCGCATAACACAGGCTTGGGTATTTGTTTGAAATTAGATTCAGACTGAGCGTTGGCTATGATGCTGGTTAAGCAGAATAGGAACGCCACTGATAATTTTTTCATAGTGGCTTATCCTTAAAATAGTATTTACAAAAATTTAGTCAAACAAAAAGGACCCGAAGGTCCTTTTATTTTTATCATTTAAGATCAGAATGCGTACTTGACACTGGCAGTCAAACGATCACCGTTGAATGCATCTACCCGCTTCTGGCCTTCTTGGCGAGTGTAGTCTAGTCCAAGACTGACTTTGCTAGCAACTGGAATGCTAATACCAACGCCTGCAACAAGTGCATAACCGTCAGTACCAGTCTGGTTGTTCAAGTATGCACCGCCAGCATTGACAGCAACAGTAGCAGGACCAAATTTGGCAACATTATAGCTGCCAACTACTGTGTAACGGTCTTGGTTGTTTGCGCCCTTAGTAGCACGGTCAAAGCCAGCTGTTACACCAACTGCGCCAAATGATTGGCCGATGGTAACGCCGTAGGCATCGCGGTCTGCGCCTGCGTAGTCACGAGCGGCAGTTACGCCAACTTCAACTGCGGATGCGGAGATTGCGGCCAAAGCCAATAAAGATGCGATTGCGATTTTTTTCATTTTTAATTTTCCTTATTTTAAAATATGACTATTTGTCATGTGTTTATTATATATCCTAATTAACGGATGTCAATAAAAATCTGGGGTTACCCCCAGATTTCTCGATACTTCTTTAAAGCCAAAAATCTGGCTAAAAGTAATCTAGTTTTTACATAGTCAGACAATTCGGAATCGTCGTCTTTAAGATAATATTTAATTACTTCGGGTCGACGATATCCTATGTGTATATCTAAATCAAAATATAGATATTCAGAATCTTCTACACCATCTAAATTATTTTTTAGCTGGTTCAGCTGGCTTCTTTTCGTCCTTTTTTGGAGCATCACTTTTGGCAGGCTCTGCCTTTTTGTCAGCGGGTTTGGCTGCTGGAGCGGCGGCTGCTGGCTTGGCTTCAACTTTCTTTTCTTCTTTCTTGGCAGGTTCTGCGGCGAAAACGGTTGCGGCAAAAAGGCCGGCGATAAGAGTTGCAACTAATTTCATAATATTTCCTTTAAGGTTGTATACAGATTTATTCTGTATACTATATTAACGTCCTAGGTACTGAAATCGTTGACAAGAAAATAGGGACCGAAGTCCCTATTGCTATTTTTGGTAACAAGGTATAACTACCTTGCCTTCTGGGTGCTTACGCAGCCATTAGGAATTTTTCATCGTTTGCAGATAAAGTTTTTTGTGTCTACG